CGCGCCTGACAGAGCGCCCGCAGGTTTTCCTGCGGGCTTTGGTAGATACACCCTCCGGCGGCAACGCCGGTGCGCTGAAGGAGACAGTTGCGGCGTGTCCGCAATTGTCCACCTAGAAAGGTATCGGTGGCAGTGGGCAGTTTGAAGCAAATCTGTGTTGTGTTTGTGTTGCTTGCGGTGGCCGGCTGCGAGGTCCCGACGAACTTTAGAACCCAGCCGATCAAGATCGAGCGGCCGACCGTCAATGTGCCGCTGGCACTGCGGCAGAGCAACTGGCTCGGTAATCGTCGCCAGGGGTCATGTGTCTGGGCGAGCACTGTGTCGTTGTTGCGGTGGCAAGGTCGTTACCGAACGGCAGACTGGGTGCGCGGCAACTACAGTGGTGGATCGTGGCCTGACGATCACGTAGCGAAACTTGAGAGGGCCGGCATCCGCTACGCTTACGTCACGAACGGTGATGTGCGGTTTTTGGAATGGTGCTTGCGAACACGTCGCGGGGCCGGGGTCACAGTCCTGGGTGGCGCTCATTGTGTTAATCTGGTCTTCTTGGATGAGCATTGGGCGTGCTTGTTGGATAACAACGATGTACAGCGCTATCGGTGGGTTCCGCGTGCGACGTTTCTGGCAGAGTGGCAGGCGAGCTACGGATGGGGCTTTACTGTAGTGTACGCGCCCACGCCGCCGCTACCGCCGTGATGCGGAAGCGTGATTTGGTCTTAGCTGCAGCCACGCAGAGGCGCAATTATCTTCGACGCAGGTATGGATTGACCGACCAGGACTACGAGGATGCCTTGAGGAAACAAGCTGGCCGCTGTGTGAGATGCGGTTCGGATAGTCCTGGTTTAGGCAAGCGGCATTTTATAATCCTTTGCCGTGGATATCATCGCTCGGGCAACATTCAACTTGTGTGTGTGTGTTCGCAGTGTTCGGCATCCTTGCGGCAGGCTCAGAAGTCGCCCTATGAGCGAACTGAAGATGGTGTCCGAAAAGTCTGCTCTCAGTGCGGCAAGCGGCTTCTTCTGGAAGATTTCTACAGGCATACCAATAACAAGCCTACTGGGGCCTGTAAACAGTGTATCGCGTTGTGCGGCAGGGAGGCATCTCATGTACTGAAGCGTCGGGAACGAGGCCGTCGCAGAAATTTGAGGAGGTACGGCCTCACCGAGGACCAATACCGCGTAGTGCTGGACAAGCAAGGCGGCGGGTGTGCAATCTGCGGAGCAACAGAGCCGGGGCGTAAGGGTGATCGTAATTTCTGCGTCGATCACGATCATCGCACAGGCGTTATGCGTGGCCTTTTATGTCATTGCTGTAATCAAGCCATCGGGCATCTGAAAGATAGTCCAGACTTGTGCCGGCAAGCCGCAACGTATCTCGGACAAAATCTTCAATAAGAGAGGAACCTATGAAACGCATCCTCCTGAGTCTGTGTCTCTTGGCCCTGGCGGCTGCTCCCGCGTTTGCGGACATTGCCACGGTCAACGGTGTGCTCGTCGAAGAGCGCGTCATTAACCTGCCCAATGACCAGGGCAAATGGTACATCAGCGTCGTGGGCACTGCCAATGACGCCGGGTACTTACGTCTGCTGGGGTGGTTCGATAACAGCGCCAGTCTCAAGGTGCTCAAGAACAAGGTTCACTTCTGTCCGGTCACGGTCGGCCATCCGCTGTACCAAGAGCGATATGCCGCGACCGTCAAAGGTCTGCCGACTGTGCGAGTGCAGAAGGCTAACGGCGAAGTGGTCTATGATGCCGCCGGACAGAACATTCCTTTGACAGCCGAAGGGCTTTCCGGCGCGATCGTCAACAGTATTCAGAGTGCTCAAGGCTTGGGTTCAATCTTGCCGTGGCGGCGGGATATGGAACGCCGGTGTCCTGGCCCGAATCCCAACCCAGACCCGAATCCTGACCCTGACCCGGACCCGCAGCCAATTGATCCTTCGGTGGACCCAGTGGACCCGGTGCCGGTTTCGCAAAGTGGTGTGCCTAGCTGGGTCCTTGCTTTGCTGTGTGTGGCTGGTTTTCTTGGTGGTTCCTCGGCTGGCTACGGCCGCCAGTTATACGCGAAGCTGCATCCTGCCTTAAAGTAGCTGCGGCTCGCGCATTCACGTCTCTTGACTCTTGAACTTTCGGAGAAGCAAAAATGAACCCTACCGTTGTGATCTGGATTCTGGCCGTTGTGGTCGCCGTGCTGGTTGGTCGTGAAGTCGGCAAGTGGCTTTTCGGCGAGAATACCAAGCTGCAGCAGAAGAAGCGCGCCGCGCAGGTCCTTGCCGGCAAGCTGCGGGCCAGTGGTCTTCAGCGCATTCCTAGTTTTCTCGAAGCACTCGCCTTGGGCGATTTGCAGGCCATGTTTGAGCAGCTTCACGATCTTGCCAAGCTGGTTGAGTCTGGCAGCGATGCCATCGAAAAGGAACTGGCGACCGTTTACGAGCGCGTGCTGAAGGCCAAGTTGGCATCCCCCGAGGGTCTGGCCTTTATCAAGGCCCAGATTACCCAGGTGGAAGCTGCCCAGGTGGAAGTTGCCCCGGCGGCTGTGCTGTAGTCGGCATCGGTTGCGTCGTAAATCTGGACTGACGGCTCGTTCGTCGAGTCATCGTCCCCATGCGGTTCGTGGCGTGGGGACGGTTCTCGAATGGCTTCTGGCCGTACCGTGAGCCATTCGAGAACTGGAGAAACGATGAGACGCCGAAACTTTTTGTGGTCTGTTCTTCTGGCGGCGCTGGGTGCCTTGATTGCGGGCTGCATTGCGCCTGCGCCTGCGCCTACGCCGATCCGGTGCAACGGAAGAGTGGTTGCGTTTACGGCAACATGGTGCGGACCATGCCAGAAGGCCAAGCCTTTCTTGGTACAGGTGCAAGCGGCTGGGGTGGCTGTGCAGATTGTGGACATCGACGCTCAGCCGGAGTTGGCGAGACAGTATCATGTCATGCGTGTCCCCACTTTTCTCGTCTTCATGTGCGGGAAACCGATGGTGCGGACTAACGATGTTTCGGTGATGCTGTCGATGACGCAACGCGGGTGTTTGTAGATGGCGCGACGCTGCCGCAATTGCCCGGATGCTCCCAAACCCGAGCCGGCCCCCAAAGCCACGGAAATGCCCGTGTTAGCCGCCGAGGCGGAGAAACTGTGGCACCAAGCCTTTTACAGTGCTAACGGTACGCTGGAGATGATGGCCGGCTACGTGATGGTGGGCGTGCCCGGCAATCCCACACCTCGAATGCGGAAGTTGGCGGCCAGGCTCAATGAGATCATTAAGACCTGCGAGGAGCGTGATGGAAGCGAAACCTCTTCGCTTGGTGAAGAAGATATGAGGTTGCGCTAGGGTGAACGCCGACGCAACCAGCGCCGCATGTGCCATTGTCGTGCCGCTGCCCACGCGACCCTCAGCTTTGCAACCTCATCAACCTATGATGCCGCCTTATGAGTCTTCTGACGGACTTGAAGCAGACGATCACTGAGGGGCTGAAGAACCAGACTCTCACGTCTTGCAGCCGTTGGGCTGAGCATCGCCGCGTGATGGGGGCACCGTTTGAGGGGAATTACAGCTTCCTTCGGCATCCCTGGTGCCGCGAGATACACGATAGCAAGGCGGCGTGGACCATTGCCATGAAGGCCGCCCAGTTGGGCGTCACGGAGACCGGCATCAACCGGGCCTTCTACACGCTCGACCAGTTGCATCGGGATGTGCTTTACGTCCTGCCGACAATGATTAACGCGAGCGACTTTTCCAAGGCTAGGTTCACGCCGGCCCTGAAGTTGAGTCCTGTTCTCAAGGAGATGTTTGTCGATACGAATACGGTTGGGTTGAAATCAACCGGCCGCAACGTCCTCTACATTCGTGGGAGCCGTGGGGATAGCAACCTGAAGTCCATCCCGGTGTCCGAGTTGATCTTGGACGAACTGGATGAGATGGACATTCATGCGGTGTGGTTGGCGTTGGAGCGCCTGAGCGGCCAGGTCGAGAAGCACATCTTGGCGATGTCCACACCAACCGTGCCAAAATATGGCATCCACAAGTTGTACCTGACGGGCACCCAGGAACATTTTCATTTTTGTTGCCCACACTGCTCACGATGGACGGAACTGATCTGGCCGGATTGCGTCGAGATCATCGGGGAATCGGTCAACGATCCACGGTGCAAGGAATCATTCCTCAAGTGTAAGGAATGCCAGCATCGACTGGAACACGCGGCGAAGATCGAGTTTCTTGCCGGTGGGGTATGGCGGCCTACGGAGTTGCAGGCGTCTGACGAGAGGCGGAGCTTCTACATCAATCAGCTTTATTCGTCCACGGTGACGCCGAGCGAGTTGGTGATTGCCTACCACCAGGGCTTGGGCGACGAGGCGGCGGCGACGGAGTTTCATTGCAGCAAGATCGGGATGCCTTTCATCGGGGAGGGTGCCCAGGTCACGGACGACATGATCGAAGCCTGTCTCCGGGGGCACACGATCAACGATCCGCGACCGCAGGTAGGCGGCACTCGTCTGATAACGATGGGAGTTGACCAGGGCAAGACGGGTTACATCTCGGTGGTGGAGTGGACTTTCGATCGGCCGCCGGGGAGCGACATCAATGCGGCGGCCATCGGCAAACTGCTGTGGTTCGGTCATTTTCCAGAGGATGGTTGGGACTACCTTGGGGACCTGATGCGGGAGTGGCAAGTCCTGGCTTGCCTGGTGGACGCCGATCCGAACATTAATGACGCCCGTCGTTTTGCTCGGAAGTTTCGGGGCTACGTTTGGCTCACGCGATACCGGCGGGGACAGACGGCCAAGGAAATCGCGATTCAAGAGGAGGAGACGGGAGCCCCGTTCGCCATCGTGGATCGGACAAGTTGGCTCAGTTGCACCCTGGGTCGGTTCAAGACGAAGCCCCCGCGAATCCTTTTGCCTCGGGACATTTCACTGGAGTATCGTAATCACGTCAAGAATTTGGTGCGGACTTACGTGAAGGATGCGACCAAGAATCTGGCGGCCGTATTCGTGAATACTGGACCGGATCACTTTTGCCACTCACTTTGTTACGCTGACATTGGGTTGGCGCTGGCACCAACGAGCAGCGGCAGCGAAGACATCTGACGCGAGGTTGAGTTATGCCGAATGCGGTCATCAATCTTGTTGATTCAAGATACCCGGGCTATCATTCCGGGCTGACGGATTGGACGAAGTGGCGGCTGGCCTACGACGGCGGGGAAGAGTTTCGAGACGCCTACCTGGAGAAGTTCTCGACACGCGAGGACCCGATAGAGTTTGCCACTCGTAAGGCGATGACGCCAATCCCGAAGTTTGCAGGCGCGGCGATCAATGACATCCGTAACGCCATTTACCAGCGTATGAGAGATATCACACGCAAGGGCGGCAGTTCGGCCTATCAGTCGGCGGTCCATGGTTTGAATCTGGGCGTGGATCGTCGGGGCGCGACCATGAATGCCTTTATTGGCGTCAAGGTTTTGACTGAATTGCTGGTCATGGGGCGGGTTGGCGTGTTCGTCGATGCCCCATTGGTGTCTCCGATGGCAACCTTGGCGGACGTAGGGAACGTCGCTCCGTACCTCTACAAGTACGACGTGGAGGACATCTTATCCTGGACCTGCTCGAAGCCTGACGCTCCATCCGAGTTTCAGGCCGTGCTGCTCCGGGACACGGTAATGCAGTTCGACCAGACGTACCTCCTGCCGACGCTTTCCGTGACTCGGTATCGCTATCTCTGGATTGACACGGCCACGAACAAGGTCTACCTGCAATTCTATAATCTGGAAGGCACGCCGGTCGATCAATACGGCGAACCGGCGGGCCCTATCGCGTTAGAATTAACGCGAATCCCGTTCGTATTGCTGGACATTAGTGGGAGCCTGATTAAGGACGTGGCCCAGCACCAGATCGCGCTCTTGAATCTTGGTTCAAGCGATGTGAGCTATGCCCTGCGGTCGAACTTTCCTTTCTACGTGGAGCAGAAGGACTTGCGGGCGGTAGGGGGCCACTTGAAGCACGCCGCTACGGAAGATGGCACGGCGACCACGGGCGGCCAAGGGGCGATGGAGACGGACATCAAGGTGGGGGCGACCCACGGCCGGGCTTACGACAAAGGGATGCAGCAGCCGGCCTTCATCAATCCTTCGGCCGACCCCTTACGGGCTTCCTTAGAGCTTCAGGAGCGGCTCAAGCGGGACATTCGCGAACTGGTGAACCTTGCCGTGTCGAGCCTGGCGGTACGTGTCTCGGCGGAATCGAAGGCGATGGACAACCAGGGTCTTGAGGCGGGCCTGAGCTACATCGGGTTGCTTTTGGAGAGTGCCGAGCGGCAGATCGCCGAGTTTTGGGCGGTCTACGAAGAGCGGATCGTCACGAAGCGGCAGATTCCGACGATCAAGTACCCGGATCGTTATAGCCTGAAGACGGATGCTGACCGGATCAAGGAGGCGAATGACCTGTCGAAACTGATGAATCAGGTTCCGGGCCGCAAGGTGAAACGCGAGTTTGCGAAGGGAATCGTGCAGGCGATTCTCGGTGGAAAGATCAGTGTGGACGATCTTGACGAGATCAATCAGGAGATCGACGGCGCTCACTACACGAATAGCGATCCCCCGATGATTGTGCAAGCGGTCATCAATGGGCTTTGCGGCGAACAGACTGGTTCGATTGCCTTGGGTTTCGATAACGATGAACATCTCAAAGCACGAGCCGACCATGTGGAGCGCGTGAAGCGGATTGCAGAGGGGCAAGGAGTGGTTCGGGGAGGCGGCAGGAGTGACCCCGGGGCGCGTGGTGTGCCGGATTTGTCAGCCAATCCCAATGCTGGAGGAGACGAGAAGACAGCCAGTCGTGACGTGACGTTGCAAGATACGACGACTCCGAACGTGCGCGGTGCCGGTAAACCGAAACTAGGCGCGTTACCAGTAACCTAAAACCCGGACACATCCAGACATTTGTGGGTTTCTAACAAGCTGGCGAGAATCTATTTCGGAGTCTGTAGCAAGACATTGCTTAGGTGGTCCAACAATGGTTGCATCCGCTCGAAACAACTTCCCAGCCGACATTGGCGCTATTGGATTGCTGAGCAGTCCCGTGCGCGGGTCTGCTATTGCCGGGTTAGTTCCGCCAAACAGCGGGACGATCTTGCAAGACAGGTTGTTGCTTTGCGCAGCCAGTTTCCCACACACGAAGTTGTGCAAGACGTGGGTAGTGGACTTAACTGGAAGCGAAAGGGATTGCGCGCCTTATTGGAGTGAGTCTGTTGCGGCGAGATCAGCGAGATTGTGGTTGCCCACCGTGACCGACTATGCCGCTTCGGCTTCGAGCTTGTGGAGTGGCTTTGCACACGACACGGTTGCAAACTCGTGGTTCTCCACGCAGATAAGTGTTCACCCCAGCAGGAAATGGTTGAAGACTTGCTCTCCATTGTCCACGTCTTCTCCTGCCGTCTTCACGGCCGGCGAAAGTACACACCGCTGCAAGCGAATCCGGCTGTTCCCAACATCGGAGCAGCGTCGGACGCTGAAGATGTGGTGCGGTGCCGCCCGCTGGTTCTACAACCAAGCGGTGGAGAAGCAGGTGAGCAACCGCATATCAGTGCAGGTAGCAATGCTGACTGCCTGCCCGGGGTGGGCAAAGTCTGTGCCGTACAAGATCAAGCAGATGGCGATTGAAGATGAAACCATTGCCCGAAAGAACGGTTTTAAGTTTGCCAAAAAGACGGCGCAAGCGTTTCACCTGTCGTTTCGCTCGAAGAAAATGCGGCGGGACAGCCTTTACATCCCAAAGCAAAGCGTGGGTCCGAACGGAATTTACCCGAGACTTCTCGGCAACATGAAGTCGGCCGAGCCTATTGTGCAGTCTGTGTATGATTGCCGGCTGCTCCACAACAACGGAAAGTTCTATCTTCTGGTTCCTTATGACAAGCCCAAGCGCGAGAACCAAGCCCAGGGTGAAGTCGCGGTCGATCCAGGCGTGCGGACCTTCCTCACTTTCTTTTCTCCCGACGTTGTTGGCAAGATCGGAGACCTGGCCATCAACAGGATTCAGCGTTTGTGTGCATGGATGGACAAGTTGGTGAGCCGGACGAAGTGGCGGGCAGCCCGCCGGATGCGCGAGCGCATCCAGAACCTCATCAGCGACCTACATCACAAAGCCGCGCTCTGGTTGGTGAAGAACTTTCGCACAATTGTCATTCCCAAGTTTGATGCGCGGGAAATGACGATTCGCAAGGCGCGAAAGATCAACAGCAAGACTGCGCGGAAGATGCTTACGCTGGCCCACGGGCGGTTCAGGACAATCTTACTGGACAAGGCCGAGGAATGGGGGCGCACCATCGTCCACGTCTCGGAAGCCTACACCAGCAAAACCTGCTCGGTCTGTGGCAAGCAACATGTGATCGGCGGAAAGAAAGTGATGAACTGTTGTGAAAAGTACGACCGCGACATCAACGGCGCTCGTGGGATTTTCCTGCGGGCTTTGGTAGATACACCCTCCGGCGGCAACGTCGGTGCGCTGAAGGAGACAGTTGCGGCATGTCCGCAATTGTCCACCCAGAAAGGTATCGGCGATGCCAGTTTCTCTGTTACCGTCACGAAGACGGATGTGAGTGCGGGTAGTCAGTTTTCTTGGATCGCTGTTTAGCGGGCGTGCCATGTTGAATGTTGACTATTACGGGAAACAAAATGGCCAAACGCCTGCGGCGCGTGTCGCCGAGGCGACCGAGTATTTTGCGTGGCGCCTTCATGAAACGGCATGGACTGACGCTAGCGACGTGAATCGGGAAAAGGCACTGATCGCGGCGCGGGGCGTGATCGACACCCTTAACTATAAGGGCAACAAACACAGCGTGTATATGCTCTTGGCGGCGAACCCATCCGCCACTCAAGAGCAGATTCGGGCCGCCGAGGCGACCCAGGCGTTGGAGTTTCCGCGCGGGGCAGACACGGTAGTGCCCGAGGCCATTCGCATTGCGGGATATGAGATCGCCTATGCACTACTGGACGGCAAGGACCCGGAATTGGAACTGGAGAACCTGGCCGTCAGTTCGATGGGGTACGGGGCGGTGAAGACGGCTTATGAACGGTCGCAACTGCCTGTCGAACACATCATCAATCTGGTGCCGAGTTCTGTTGCATGGCGCTTGCTCAAGCCGTTCTTGCGCGACTCGGATGCCCTGAAGCTGTCACGACTGAGCTAGGTGCGTGGCCAACTTTACCGGCGACTGTCCGGGTCAGACTCCGCGAAGACACGATAAGCGGGACTCTGTTATTGTTCATCGTGGTTGAGGAGTGTGCGAATGTTCAATTCTGTTTATCTGTCCCGTCCGTGGTCGGCGTGTTTCGAGGGTGATGATGAGGCCGCGAAGGCTGTTGCCGCTGTTGCCGCGAAGGCTGCTGCCGAGGCCGTTGCTAACGCCGGCAACCTGACTAAAGTGTTTAGTCAGGAGGAACTGAATCATATTCTTGCGGAGGATCGCCGCAAGCACCAGACGCAACTCAAGGAGCAGGCCGAAAAGCTGGAAGTGGTGCTCAAGAGCAGCCAGTTGACCGAACAGGATCGGAAGGCGTTGCAGGAAAACCTCGGGTCTGTCCAAGGTCAGTTGCGGTCGGCGGAGGCCCAGGCCGCCAGGGAAAAACAGGAGTTGGAGCATTCGTACCAAGCTCGGCTGGCCGACGTGGAAAAGAGGGCAACCACCTGGGAGGTGATGTATCGTGACTCCACGGTTCAGCGAGCGCTGCAAGATGCGGCTGTGACGAATGACGCTTTCAGCGCAAGTCAGATCGTCACGATTTTGAAGCCTCTGACAAAGCTGGTTGAGGGCGTTGATCCGGTGACGAAGCGACCTAACGGAAGCTATGAAGTCAAGATCGAGATGATGGATGTCAATCCGAAAACTAATGAACTGGAACCGACGGTGCGCAGCCCTGAAGAGGCGGTGAAGCGGATGAAGGAGTTGCCTGCGCAGTATGGCAACCTCTTCAAGTCTGGCGTCGTCTCGGGTATCGGTTCCGGTTCGGCCACCGGCGGCCTTACGTCGGGTCAAGGCGGCAAGCTCGACGTGCGGAAATTGACTCCGCAACAGTATCGAGAGATTCGAGCCAAGAACCCTGAATTGCTCGGTCTCGCTTCCAAGCGCCGCTAACCTGCTCAGGGGTCGGTGAAAGGTTGCTCTAGCGACTGGTGAGTCATGGTGACTTACAGCGCTTTTGAGCAAAAGTCAACATTGGAGTGTAATCCTATGAATTCCCTCTACCTCTCTCGGCCCTTTGTGGCTTGCTTCGAGAACAATCTGGACGCCTATATCCCGGAGTTGTGGGCGAACGAGGGTCTGGCTATCCTCGAAGAGAATATGGTCATGGCGAACCTGGTTCACCGTGACTTCGAGAACACCATCGCCAAGTTCGGCGATGTCGTGAACACGCGGAAGCCCGGCGAGTTCAAGATCAGTCGAAAAACGGACGGCACTACCCTCGTGCAGGAAGACGCCGTTGCAACCAATGTGCCGGTGCCGTTGGATCAGTGGTTCTACAAGTCGTTCGTGATCCGTGACGGTGAAGGCAGCAAGTCCTTCCAGGAGTTGACCGACATCTACCTCCGGCCGGCGATGCAGTCCATCGCGCGAGGCATCGACCGCTCCCTTTTGGGGCGCGTTCATGCTTACCTCGGTGCGCCTGCGGCTCGCGTTGGCAAGTTGGGCGGCCTCACCTCTTCGACGGCCAAGGATTATGTTCTGGATGCCCGTGAGCGGCTGAACATCAACAAAGCCCCGATGGAAAGCCGGCGGCTGGTCATGGCCCCCACGAGCGAAACGGCCATGCTCAAGACCGACATCTTTCTCAAGGCGAACGAGCGCGGCGACGGTGGGACGGCGCTGGAGACTGCGACCCTGGGCCGCATCCTCGGCTTCGACACCTTCATGTGCCAGAACGTCAATTGCGTTCTGAGTGGGGGCGACATCAGCGCCACCGCCATCACCCTCACCGAGGCGTATGCGGCCGGAGAGGCTGGGGCGCTGGCTGCCGCGAGCATTGGGGTGGAACTGGTCACTGGTGAATACTTCACCGTGGCTGGCAACGATCAGCCGACTTGGGCCCTTGACCAAGTGGCCTCCACCTCGGTCACCTTGAACGAGGCCCTGAAGTACGCCACGTTGGATAACGCGGTGTGCTATCGCTACAAGAAGTGCGTGAATGAGGCCACGGAGCGGGCTGCGGGCTACAGCAAGGCGATGACGTTCACGCACACGGCGGGCAAGTATCTGCAGGTTGGTCAGTTGCTCGCCTTCGGTGTCACTTTGGGCCTCCGTCACACCTACACGATCATCGAGGCGACGGTGGTTGATTCGACGCATACCACAGTCCTCTTGGATCGGCCGCTGGCGGTACTCGTGGCGAGCGGCGCGAATGCGTTTCCCGGCCCCTACGGGTCGCTGAACCTGGCGTTCCATCGGGACGCCCTGGCCTTGGTCACCCGACCGCTGGCCCTCCCGGATACCCGGATGGGCGTCATGGCCGCCGTGGTTCCGCACAACGGGATCGGGATGCGGGTTCTGATGCAGTATGACATCAATGCGGGCGGCGTGGTCGTCAACTGCGACATCCTCGCGGGTGTGGCGGTTCTCGACAGCGGGCTGCTCGTGCCGGTGCTCGGCTAACCCTGTCTCAAGCGAGTTTGGTCGCCTGTTCGGGCACAAACCCGGACAGGCGGCCTTTCTGTCAGCTTTAATCGCCCAGTGGGTAAACGGAGATGCTCATGGACTTGCTCGTTGCACAAGTGGCTGTTGACACGTTGGCGGACGGGATTGCCCTACTTAAACAGTACGGCCCGTTGGTTTTGGTTGTTGCCGTTTTTCTATGGCAAAGCTGGGTTCGCGAGTGCCGCATGAACAAGCGGATCGTGAAGCTCGAAGATGAACAGCGGAAGGTTCTTATGCCGCTGGTGGAACGGTGCGCTGACGTGATTGCGCAGAACACGTTGATGATGGAGCGTTTGGAAAAGGCGCTGGATGCGCGATTCGAGTGTTCACTTCGGAACAAGTGTCTTTCACCGTAGTTGATGTGTCGCCATGACGTACCCGGCCAGCTACAGCTTGAACCAGCAGATTCGGCGCGTGCTTTACGCGCTGAAGCGGCAGTATGGCGGCTCGATCATTATTTATCAGAACGGCAGCGTGACGGCGGACACAAAGACGGGTGACGTGACGCGCCTGAAGACAGCGGTTCGGATTCAGCGGGCTGTTATTCTGCCGGTCACCGTCTCTCATGTCGTGAAGCAAAGCATCTCGCTGATCTCCGCGAATAAACAGATGGTTATAGGCGGCAGTTACGAGGCGGGTAAGCGCGTGTTCATTGTGGAACGGCGTGATTGCCCACACTTGGTGTTACATGAGAGCGACTGGCTGGTTTACAACGGCCGCAAGTATGCCATCGAGAACTTCGAGGAGTACGAGTTCGATGCTGCGTACATCATCAACGGTAAGGAACTGAAGGGCGAATCCATTGGAGTCCCGGGGTCGGTCGTCAAACTGACTGCCACGAATACGGTAATGCTTGCCTCGGTTGCCGGTGGAGAGACGTAGGATGCCTAACGCGAATTGGACACGCTGGATTTTCGCTTCCATAGCCACCTATCTCAAGGCGGTTGCGGCCAGTGAAACGCTGCCGTGTCTTGTTGAGGGGTTGGACGATCGAACCGCCGCATACATGGAGGTTCCCGATCGGTGTGAAGTGCGCATCACCGGGCCTTTTACCCGTGAACTCAGTCGTAACTATTACCATCTTGAAGTGTTGGTCAACGTTCTGTTTACCAGCACCTACGATGAGACGAAGAACCAATACGCCATCCTGCAAAAGATCGGCGGATTCCACGAAGCAATGGATGGAGCCATTGCGGTCTACAAATACGGGCACGGGTCTGATGACGATGAAACCGCGTTGGTCGGTTGTCTTTCGCCCGCTCGCGGTCGCGCTGACGCAATCAAGGTGTTTCATTTTGGTCAGATCGATCCGGTCACCCGATTGAAACAGTCGATGGTCGATGCCCGGTACATCATGGAGATTAGTGAGTAGTGTTCCTTGTATGCGCGACTACGAAAGAAAGTGTTGTTGGCCGTTGAGAGGCCCCAGTTGTGTTGGTCAAGCGACCTTTAACAGAGAGGACAGAGGAACATGGCACGCATCGAGCTAAGACACTGCGATGTCATTCTGCAAGACGGCCTCAGCGGCGTGGCGAAGATTGACGATGTTACTCCGCCAGTTGAGACTGACACTAGCACGACGATCAACGAGGTGGTTTTGAATACGGCCGACACCGATAAGGTGCCGGTTGGGGCACGTTTTACGATGGCTGGGGAAACTGCTGCCACGACGGTTCACACCGTCACGGCGCGAACGCCGTCCAGTGCCGGGCCCACCACCGCTATCACCTTCACACCAGCGCTTGGCGTGGGGACGTATCTTGATGACGGGGTGCTTACCTTCCTGCCGCAGCAACTTGACATCAAGGTCGGCGAAGGCAATTTGACCTACACCGAGCACAACGAGTACCAGTATCTCTTGGATCGCGGCGATCTGGATACGGTTCGCGAGGGCAACCAGGTGCCGATGGATGTGAAGCTGGAATGCGTTTTCGAGCACATTACCACTGGTACGTCGGAGACGATTAGCCCGTTGGATGCTTTGAAGGGCATCAAAGCGGCTGTTGAGTGGGTCAATGCTTCGGCCGATCCGTGCGAGCCGTACTGTGTGGACCTGATTATCGTATACACCCCGCCGTGTGGTGTGGCGCAAGTGGAAACCACGACATTCCCGGAGTTCCGCTCGGAGCAGCGGGAAATCAATTACAAGGACGCCACCATTGCCGTGACCGGCAAGTGCAAAGTTATCGAACCCATCGTGGTCCGAAGCTAAGGAGGCAGAGATGGCCAGGATAGAGTTGAGAAATTGCAGTGTGATTCTTCAGGACGGCTTCGGCGGCACTGCGGCTATCAATGATACGCCGGCCAATGAAGACGCCGTGACGGAGATTGATACCGTAGCAGCGTTGACGAACAACACGACCATTGTCCCTGTGGGTGCCCGCTTCACGGTCGCAGGGCATTCGACTACGCGCGTCGTAATGTCTGTCAACAGTAACGAGGTGCAAACCGTCACTATTGATGCCACGAGTGGGCATTTTCATGTGCTCTTTGGTGGGCAGACCAGCGGGGCAATCAGTTTCGATGCAACTGCCGCCGCAATGCAAGTGCTTTTGGCAGCTATGTCGAGCATCGGTGCCGGCAATGTGAGTGTCAGTGGTGCCGCAGGGGGTCCTTACACGGTCGAGTTCCAAGGAACCCTTGCTAACGCCAACCAAGCTACTATGACAACGGACGCAACGGCACTGGTAGGTGGGGGTACAACTGCGCTGGTGGCCGTGGTTCACGAGGGCGGCACAACTTGGCAAATTGGTTTCTCGCCTCTGTTTCTGACAGCCGATCTACCGAGCAACGATGATGCGATTACCTTCCTGCCGCAGCAACTCGAAATCAAGGTCGGCGAAGGCAATTTGACCTACACCGAGCACAACGAGTACCAGTATCTCCTGGATCGGGGTGACCTGGATACTGTCCGTGAAGGCAACCAGGTGCCGATGGATTTGAAGTTGGAGTGTGTCTTTGAGCATATCACCACGGGCACGTCGGAAGAGATGAGTCCGTTGGATGCCTTGAAAGGTGTCGGTGCGGCCGACACGTGGGTCAATGCCTCGGCTGATCCGTGTGAGCCGTATTGCATAGACATCATTGTTCTACACACCCCGCCGTGCGGCGCAGTGCAACTGGAGCGCGTGACGTTCCCTGACTTCCGCTCGGAACAACGGGAAATCAACTACAAGGATGCCACATTTGCCATCACTGGCAAGTGCAAGGCGGTGGAACCCACCGTTGTGCGCGAAACGGCATAAATGACTTCGGTGATGCCGGCTACCTAGCCGGCATCATCTTTCTTTTCTTGCGAGGGCATGACTATGAAGATTGCAGGCGTCGATCCGAAAACTCTGTGCAACGAAGTGGTTCTGGTTTTGCCGCGCGGTGAACAGAACATTATTTTCCGTGCCCGGGGCCTGAAGGACATGGAAGAGTTTAACATCAAGTGTCCGTTGCCCAAGCCGCCAGGCAAGCTGACTAAGGATGGCTGGGTCGCGAAGGAGGATGACCCCACTTATATGCAAATCATGACTGAGTGGGGCAAGAAGCGGTTGGGGTATATCGTAGTCCATTCATTGATTCCATCGGAGATGGAGTGGGACACGGTGAAATTGGATGATCCCCGCACCTGGACGACTTGGGACAAGGACCTGATTAACGGCGGGCTGACTCAGACGGAGGCCAACCGCGTACTGGCTCTGGTGCTGGAAGCCAACTCCTTGGATGAGGTTAAGCTGGCAAAGGCGCGCGAGCTTTTTCTTGTTGGTCAGGCACCCATGCCATCCGAATTCTCTGGCCCAGTTATCGCACCGGCGAGTACACGATCTGGCGAGCCTGTGCCAGGCTAGGAATTCGGCCGCCCGGCGTCAAGGAATCCTGGGATGAGTGTGGACTTGACACCCAGGCTCTTATCGTCGCGTTCGAGCAGATTGCGAGTTACGACGAGAGCGAGCGGGAGGCTCAATTAGTTGGGGCAGGGAAGCCTCCTGGTGTTAATAAGCCGGGTCGCGGGGCTTGACCATGAAGTTTACTGCCAAACTCTTTGCGCCACGCATTGATGTGGACGCCTATCGCAAGGCCCTGGATCGACATATGACCGCGGTGGTGCGTCAGGGAGCCTCTGTCTGGTTAGCTGCGGTACTAGTTGAGATTCCGGTTTGGAGTGGAGCATCTCATGCCACATTCAGCAAACTTGCTGCAGCTAGTGGTCAGGGTTTTGGTGTTGCGGGTTCGCGTTCGGGTATGGGATCGGCTCAAAGCACGGGTGCGGTTTCAGGCAATCAAGGCCGTTATGTCTTTACATACAGTACCACACTGCCGTGGCTAATTTGGAACGAGTATCACAATGCGAATGCGGACCCGGACCCAACCCTTTTTCATCGATTGCTTCAACCTGGCCCGTACAACTTTCAACGAAAGGGGGCTGCAGCATTTGAGCGATTTGCGGAAACTGTCCAGTTGTTGCCCGTAGCTCCGTTTGTGAAGTCGTATCTGATTAAATAGGTGCGTTTGATGGCCGGCGAAATCATCAATACTCTTGGCTTTGACACCGAGGGCGCGCTCGCTGCGCTGCGAAACCTGGATCAGGCTTTGCAGTCAACGGGGGCGGCATTGGGCACTTTTGGCGGGAGCATTGCGGCTTTCAATGCACAGGGTGCCAGTGCATTGACGACTATGCGAGCGTTAGCGACGGCGGCCACTCGCCTGGCGACTGCCAGCCAGTCGATGGGTTCGCTGGCAGCAGCACAGCCGGGTTCTCAGTTTGGGCTCCCGTCAGGGGTCCAGTCATCGGCGCAGCAGGCGGCTTCCGCTTTGGCGGCGGCAGGTGCGGCAGGGCGGACGGCCGGACAGCAGGTGACCAGCGGTATGAATACTGCGGCCAGCGCTACGGCGGAGGTGGCTACGCAGAGCCAGGGGCTGACGGTTAGTTGGACTACGCTGGGGCGCGTTGTAATGACGCAAGCTATCGTGCGTGCTCTTTCGCTGATGCGTAACGCCTTCAACAATGCGGTAACGGCGGCCGTCCAGTTTGAAAAACAGATGGCTCTTATTCAAACAATCGAACCGACGGCCACATTTGAGCGGACGGCCGCCGCCGTGCGGAAATTGTCGGACGCCTACAATATCCCGCTTGCTGAGGCCGGGGCTGGCGTTTACCAAGCTATTAGCAATCAAGTGGGCGACTTTGCCCAGAGTCTCGAATTCACGGCCGAGGCCGCGAAGTTTGCCAAGGCAACGAATTCCAGTTTGAAGGATTCTGTTGATCTTTTATCCGGTGCCCTTGCGTCCTACGGTCTGACAGTTCAAGACACCAGCAAGGTTAGCGGAATCTTCTTTAGCCTTATCGACAAGGGGCGCGTGACCGCGACGGAGATCGCCAACAAATTCGGAACCGTCGGCCCCTTGGCGGGACAGCTTGGGATTCAGTTAGAGGATGTGACCGGGGCGTTGGCGGCGGTGTCTGTCAAGGGGTCTAACAGCGCACACAGTTTGACGATGTTGCGGGGCATCTTGGTCGGTTTGCAAAAGCCGACGCCGGAACTAACAAAGGAATTCGACAGGCTCGGCTTTGCAACTGTTGAAACAGCGACCGCGACCGAACACCTTGATGGCCTTCTAAAGTCGGTTACTGCCGGAAAGGGCAGTCTCGAATTGGGGAAACTGTTTCCGAATACCCGCGCGACTAGTGGCGTTTCAAGTCTTGCTGCAGACTTCAAGACTCTTATCAACGATATTGAAGCCGCACGGAAGGCCGGCGCAAACTTCGCACAAGAAAAGTTTCTAGTGGCAACTAGCACCAACGCGGAGACGATGACGGCCGAATTGAATCGGCTGCGTAACGCGCTAGCTGTCGATTTGGGTCGGAGCGTCCTTCAAACTATTGTCAATATAAGCAAGCTGGTGGGAGGGGTGGACGAGGTTATTCGGGTGGTCCAGACATTAGGTCCAGTGTTGCTGGGGGTCGGGGGCGGTTTCCTCACACTGCGTGCGTCAATAGCGGCAGCCCACTTAGAGGCCAAGGGACTGGCTAAGGTACTTGGGCTTTTGGCACTGGTCCCTGTTGCAATTGGCGTCGGTACGTCAATCGGGCAATGGGTCGGCGACAAGTGGAAACAGGAGGCGTTTAGCACCCTCCGCGCACGGACGGCGGCCGACAAGGAGGCTTTAGACGAATTCAAGAGGCAGCAATCGGAGAAGCGCGACGCCGCAAAAAAGACTGACGAGGCGATAATCCAGTCTGAGCTTCGGGTGATCCAGACACTTAATCAAAGCTACCTTGCTGACGTTGCCAACGCGAAGCGCGCCAACGACGCCCATCTAAAGAATACGGGAGCCCACCTGAATAAAATGCTTCAGACGCAGGAGCAGCTGGTTCAGGAGTTAGCCAAGAAACGGGTGGAAGCTGAGGAGGGAAGTAAGACGAGTCAGGCGCGCGTCGTGGACTTGTGGGCGAAAATAGAGGAGCGCGAGTTTACACAAAAGATACGTCCGCTTGACGATGCCGAGAAGGTACATGCTCTTATTTCTAGGTCTTCTGATCTGGCCGCCCGTGCGGCTCGTGATCTTGTTAAGGCGGCAAAGGCAGGTGACCAGGGGGCAATGGACAGGGCGCTTGCCTTGTTTGGAACCGCCCAGCGTGTGGGGGAGGAAGCGCAGACCATCGCCCAACGGGGCGAGGATCGGAGTTTAGAGGTCGACGCTGCGCGAGAATTGGAGAGTGTGACATACCGGCAAATTTCCGCCGAACGGGAATTGCAGAACATCTTGCAGGCTCGTATCGCCCCCCTGAAACAACAGGAGGAGACGCAACGGGCCGTTGTGGACAGTATGCGCGATGCAATCAAAGTGCTTCTTGACAACTCCAAGCTATTTACCAAGGAGGGTCAACTTCTTCCGACTGAACAGTTAGGTAAGCAAGCGGAGGCTCGTCAAGAGGCGCTGCGCACAATTGCCAAGGCGGCACTCACCTCGAAAGACTTGACGGCTCTGGGGGCCTTGGGGCTGGCGGATTTTGTGTCTCGTTTCTCTTCGGAATTGACGACGCAACCCATCAAGCTGCACTTCGAGGTAGAGTCCGAGCTACAGCGAATCCAAAGTCAATTGACGAAATCCTTTAGCGAATTCAAGGTCCGTTTTGAAGTGGAAAGGGGAATCTCGGTGGAAGGGCTGGAAACATTGCTGGGCCGCCAATTTCAGAATCCTGACGACGTGGCGAAGGGACTTGTGCAAGTTAAGAAGAGGGCAGCAGAGGTGCGTGTGGCTTTCGATGCTCAACAAGCGGCTCAACGGGGTGCAAACCAGACTCTTGCTACGTCGGCCGCGGCAACGGACGAGGCACTGGACCGGGTGGTCGAACGGCTGCACGAGACCAATTCGGGAGCCGTTCAGCTTGCCCAGCGAGCTGGTATCAAGCTATTTCCATTCGAGCAAACGCAAACAGCAGTTGACGCACTGCGCGCCGCACTGGCTGATCCGCAGTTGACCCTTGAGAAGCTGAAGGCGGCTGCCGCGGAGATCGAGCCGCTTGCTGATCGGTCTCAGTTTGCCTTTGGGGGCTTCGCCAATACGAAAAATGTCCTCGATTTAACCGTTGCTTTAGAGGCACTTCAACAGCGATTGACAGCAATTAAGACGCTACAGGCCCCCTCACCTGCTACAACACAACCTGATACAACACAACTTGACACATTAAAGGCCGTTGAGGAGGCCAGCCGACAGGCCGAGGAGGCCGGCCGACGGACCAGTGAGGCCACTCAAGGAGCCGCGACGGGGGCCAAGACCACCAAGGCGGGCTTGCAGGACGTGGCCGCGCTGGATATGAGCGGCTTGACGGGGAGCATCCAAAATGCCGCCTGGGCTATGTGGGACTTGGCGATGGCCTCGTGGAGTGTGGAGGTTCCGGCTGGTTCGGCGGCTGCGATGGAGGCGGCCCATGGCGGCAAGGCATGGAAGTTTCTGGCCGGTGGCGGGGCGGTGGGCACGGACGTGATTCCGGCGATGCTCGCGCCGGGCGAGATGGTTATCAACGCCGCTTCGGCGCGGAATTTTGCCTCTCAATTGACAGCCATCAATGCCGGTGTGCAGCCGGTTTACCGCAGCGAGGGCGGCAGCGTCACCAACATCGGGGATATCAACGTGACTGTGAACGGCGGCGGCTCAGGCCGCCAAACGGCAAGGTCCATCGCCACAGAGTTACGAAGGGAACTGCGGCGTGGCGCGTCAACTCTGTAATTCTCTTTGTCAAGTGAGGAACTTTCAATGAACGACACGATTAGTTTTCGACAAGAGGCGGCTTGCGAGTTGGTTCGCCCGGTCGCCCAGATTTCCGAGCAGATTCACGTCCGTGGCCGCTTTCAGGTGGAGCATTGGCGTGGAGGCGAGTTGATCGGTACGTATGCGATTCGTAATGCCATCGTCAACGAGGGCAAGAACAAGCTCTTGAACGTGATGTTTCACGAGGTCACGGCAATTGCGACGTGGTATCTTTTACTCGTGGATGGGGCTGGCTCGCCTACTCTGGCGGCCGGTGATACCTATGCCCAGATCAACGGGACGAATGGCTGGGATGAATACGTTGGCTATACTGAGTCCCCGCGTGGTGAGTGGACCGAGGGCGCGGCGGCTAGCCAGTCGATCACGAACGCCAGTCCTGTGGTCTTCAATATGAATGCGTCAGGCAGCGTCTACGGCCTGGGTGTGGTCGGCGGCGGTTCGGCCCCTTCGACGAAAAACGATGCAGCCGGCGGCGGCACGCTTTGGGCGGCTGCCCAGTTTACCAGTGGCACGGTCCCGGTGCTTAATGGCGACCAGTTGAAGGTGACGTACACCGTTAACGCTTAGTCGCAAGACTCCCTCGCTACGGCTGGGCTGGGGAGACGTTCCCCGGCCCGGCCGATTCTTTTCCTTGGAGGCGCAACTATGCTGCTTTGGATCGAGGGATTCGACAACTTCGGTACGACAGTGGGCGCGGTTCCGTCGCCGACCGGTGTTGTTGCGCGCAAGTATTCTGTGGTAGCAGCGGAAACTTACATGGATGTGGACACGGGGCGGCTTGGCGGCTATTCCCTTCAATTGGAAACGGATACTACTTGCTATGTGTCACCGGGCAATTTGACGACTAACGCCACGGTAACTTTAGGTTTTGCGGCCAAGTGGAAGACTAGCTGGCCTTGGCCTTCGGCGCAGCAATTTGCCGCCTTGTATGATGGCACCACACAAGGCATGAATCTGTACGTGACCACGGTCGGCGAGGTGTCGGTTCGCCGAGGCACGACAGTTTTGGCTACCACCAGCGGTCTTGGTTTGTCTCTTGGGGCTTGGGCATACTTTGAGTTCCAGGTCACCTGCGCTGCGTCGGGAAGTTACGAATTGCGCGTCAACGGCGTCAACGTCCTGAGTGCTTCTGGCGTGAACACCAAGGCGGGCTCGAATAACTACCACACGACATTTCGCTTGACGGGCACTGGTGGCATCGACTCTTTTGCGGTTGTCTTCGATGATCTGTACTTCCTTGATGCCAGTGGGAGTCTGAATACGACGTTCCTCGGTAATATGCGCGTGACTACGATTCGACCGGACGGTGATGATGCGGACAATAAACAGTGGACACCGGGAACAGGAAGCGATCACTCTGCCCTCGTGGACGAAGCGGTTGCTGGCACGGAGGCGAATGAAGAGGGCAGCAATTTGGATTATGTACAAGATACCGTATCGGGCCATCTGGACCTTTACACCTATGCTGCTCTCGCCGGTGTAACGAGTGGTATTGCAGGGGTCCAGATAAACACGGATTGTCGAAACACAGATACGACTTCTTATAGTCTGAAGACGCCCGTGAAATCTGGTGCGACAGAAAGTGACGACACCGCGCAGGTGATCGGAAGTACCAACTATGTGACGAAACATCGAGTTGTGGAAACCGACCCGGATACTGCTCCTCTTGTTGCATGGACGGCGGATGGGATCAATGCGGCGTTGTTTGGCATCAAGGTTGGGTAGGTTAGATCAATGGCTGACGTACTTCGCGTAACTCGTCAGTATGTCGAGGTGCTTGGCACCGGTGACGGGAAGGCTCGTGTCACGCGGCAGTACGTGGACGTGTTGGGTTACGCGGCTATCCAAGAAGGCGCGGTTGTCCATTCTCTTAGTTTGACGCATCTAGCTGCAGTCGAATGGGTGCCTGCTGCCAACATCTATGAAGTCTCGGCTGAACATACTCTCACATTAAGTAGCGTGGCGGAGGGGTCGCGTGTCCTTGTTGCCACGCACACCATAAGTTTGTCTCACGGGGCATCAGAGACGGCGGTATTCGGTCGATTGGCGGTAGATACGTTGGTGGCGTCCCAGGAGGCATCGACGCTTGGGGCCTGGGTTCGATCGGCGGCGGATAGTCTTGGACTCACGGACGGGGCCACATTGACGTATGTGATAGGGCGGCAGGGTATCCAAGCATTGGACTTGGATGACGAGGCAACGGTTGAGAAGAGCAAACTCGTTGTTCAGTCACTTTCCTTGACGCATCTGGCGTATGTTGATGTTGTGCGCCAGGGGTATGACACCTGGACGCCGACTGACGAGGCGAGTGTTCGGGTGGCGTATGGTCGGTTGGCGGTCGAAGCGCTTTCGCTTGGGCATCAGGCAACAATTAGCGGGGAGTTCGGACGCGCGGCTATCGACACCTTGGTATTGAGCCAAACGGCGATAGGCGACTTGTGCAAAGTCGGTACGCACACACTGGCGTTGACGCACACGGCCGAGGTGTCGATGGTGCGGTTGGCCTCCGACAACTTGGTCCTGACCCATCAGGTTGATTCTAACTGGATTTTCATTCGTCGCCGCACGGACGCGCTAGCACTGACGCACGCTGCTGTGGCCTCGGCTGTGCGGGCAAAGAGTGCTGCGGACACTTTGTCGCTGACGCATGGAGCCGTCGTCGTTGCGACGAAGTTGGTGACGGATGTTCTTAGCCTGTCGCACACGGCCTCGGGCGATTGTATTCGGCGGGCGTCGGATACGATTGTGCTGACGCATTCGGCTGGCGGAGTGATAAGTCGCTTGGGTGCCAGCGACAACTTGATTGGCTTGTCGCATCAGGCCGTTGTCGGCTTCATCAAGCAGATGTCGGCTGCGGGCACCTTGCGCCTGACGGATAAGGCACGCTCCGGGATCGAGATTGGTCTGGCGAGCGACACCCTTCAGCGTGTCTATTACGAGTTTGATTCAGAGACTGGAGAATTGATCCCGCATTACGTGGGCCTCCAGGATCGGGCCGACAGGGTTGTGATTCAGGGCACGCCCTACGCGGTAACGAGCATCATTTCCCTGTCGGATCGGGCCTTGGGGGTCGTGATTCATGCAGACGCGATTGCCGGCGATGCGACGGATGCTCTAAGCCTGACTCACAGTAACATCGTCGTCCAGTTGCCGTACTTTCGGGGTGGTCAGCAAGCGGTAAGCACCCTGGCCTTGACGCAGGTGGCTGAGGTCGTCATTGCCAAGGTGGTGAATCACACCCTGGTGCTTACCCACACGGCCACGCGGCGGATTGATCGGGCGACTTTGGCTGTTGGGGACACCCTGAGTCTGGGCCAGGCAGTTGCTTTCGTCGTGGTCACACGCGATGTGCGTCACCAGTATCATCCGTTCGTCGGGGAGGGTGTTTCTGGTGCCCCAACGCCGCCTTCGGCGATCTGCCCGACGCCCGTAGCAGGTATCGGTACTACTCGGCTCTGCTATCCGGTAACAAGTCCAACCGAATTCGTCAACCTTCGTAGTCCTGAGTATGGGAACAAGGATCGCTTGTCGTTCAATCGGATCAGCCGGGAAACGCGGGGCGGCACCCTGATCGTCTTCGCCGATCCGATCTGGCCGAAGACCCAGACGATGGCCTTGACGTTTAGAGGTTTGAGCAGCGGGCAAGTTCAGAATTACTTGACCTTCATCGAAGCTCATTTGGGTGAGGAGGTCGGCTTCGTGGACTGGGAGGGGTTCTACTGGAAGGGAATCATCATGAAGCCCGAAGAGCCCACCGTGGCCGACAGCAAGCAAGTTTACACGATTTCGTTTGAATTCGAGTATGAACCAGCGATATGGGAGCCGTAACATGGCACTCCTTTGGATCGAAGGCTTTGAGACATTTGGTACGGTGGTCGGTACGCAGATTTTTGCGCATCTGATTCGTAAGTACGCGCCCCCAATCAACTTGACATCGGCGTGCCTCTTGGCCGCCGGCCGGCATTTCGGCAAAGCGGTGCAGATGCAAGCAAGCAATCTGCCACTGACATTTGCCACGCCACCGTTTACACCAGTAGACACGGTGATTGTTGGTTTCGCACTGAATGTGAGTGAAATATCTGTGGCCTCTGATCTTCTTCGGCTCTACGAAGATGAATCAATATACCATCTCGGGTTTCAGGTGTGCAATTCGGGAGCGATTCGACTTAATCGGGCTGGGGTCACACTTTCGGGGGAGAGTGGTTCAAATGTGATTGCAGCCAATGCGTGGTATTACGTTGAGGTGCAGGCAACGATTCACGATACGAATGGATCGTATGCGGTTCGTGTCAACGGTGTGCTGGTGGCGTCGGCGTCGGGTATTGATACTCGGAATGGTGGCACCGGGCGGATTGATCGTGTGCAATTTCGCAGTTGGACATCACCAACTTCCTATCTGGTTCGGTATGACGACATTTACGTGTTGAATACGCTTGGTACGGATAACAACACTTTTCTGGGTAGCCAGGTGGTGGAGGCACTTTATCCCGCCACTGAAGTTCGCGGCGATTGGACACCGAGTAGCGGGACAAATAATGCTGCCTTGGTGGATGAGAACCCGACGAACGACGACGTGGATTTTGTATCCTCGAATGTAGTGGGAAACAAAGACCTTTACAGTGTCGGCGGTCTTAGTCACGTCACTGCCAATGTTCGCGGAATTCAAGTCAATGTGGATGCCCGAGTCACGGATGTTGCTCCTCTTAATCTGCGACCTCTATTGAAAGCGGATGCGGTCGAAACTTCGCAAGGGGGCCAAGTGGTATCAAGCACCGGGTATAAGGTTTTCACGATTCTTCAGGAGCAAAATCCTAGCACGAATCAACCGTGGACGGTGGCCGAGGTGAATGCAGTGCAGGCTGGAATCGAACAAGTGGCCTAAGACATGCGCGCAACGCGGCTGGTTATTGAAGTGCTTGGTCGCGGCGCTACAGATGCGTTGCGAGCGACTCGGCTGGGCATTGAGGTTTTAGGACGCGGTGCCGTTGACGCGACAAGGGTTAGTCGCGTCAGCCTGGAAGTATTGGGTGCGCTGCCGGACTCTTGGCTTCAAACGAGTCGCGTCAGCCTGGAAGTGCTGGGTGCGCTGCCGGACTCTTGGCTTCAAACGAGTCGCGTCAGCCTGGAAGTATTGGGTGCGCTGCCGGACTCTTGGCTTCAAACGAGTCGCGTCAGCCTGGAAGTGCTGGGTGCGCTGCCGGACTCTTGGCTTCAAACGAGTCGCGTCAGCCTGGAAG